CCTCTTAATTGGAGTAATCTATTAATAGTTGTTAAATCGAGTTTAGTAAAATCAATAGAAGATATCAAGAATGAACACATTTATATCTATATAATAATTCATAAATCTTTATTATTATATAAAGATACTTTTTATATTTATTATATATTTAATGAGTAATAATCATAAAGCTGGTATAGTTATTCCTTATCGTGATAGAGAATATCATTTAAAAATTTTTATTCCAAAAATAGTTGAAATTTTAAAACATCAAAATCTTGATTATAAAATTTATGTTATTGAACAAGAAGAAGGCCGAGCATTTAATCGTGGAAAGCTTTTAAATATTGGAACTATTTTTTCTATAATAGATGGGTGTGATTATTTGGTGTATCATGATGTAGATACTATACCGGTATCTAATGACATTTTTTATGATTATCCAGGAGAAAAAATAAATCATATTTTTGGTTATACAATGTCAGTTGGTGGTGTGACATCATTATCTGTATCTATAATTGAACGTATAAATGGATATTATAATAATTTTTGGGGATGGGGATTTGAAGATATGGATTTGAAGTTTAAATTAGAAATGTGTGGATTATGTATTGATGAAGCTGAAGGTATTTTTTCAGATATGGATATAGATAAAAATAAACCAGTGGAAGAAAGAAAGTTTTTATTCTTAAATAATTTTGATACAAATATTCGTGAAGATTTAGCTGGTGAAAAGGATGAACAAGAAATGAATAAGAAAAAATATTATTGTGAAGTAAATAAACTGCAATATGAGAAGAACAAGTATATATATAATCAATCAGGGTCATTTCATGATGGTTTATCTTCAATAGATTTTAAAATAAATTTTAAAAAAGATTGTGAAGATTATACATTAATTAATGTTAGTATTTAAATTAGTATATTGTAGTTTATTTACTATAATATTATTAGATATTTAAAGGGTATAAACTTATTAGTACTTATATTTATTATTTTTGTAATTTATTAAATGATATAAGTGTTAACTAAAATATATATAATCGGAATCATCCGTTAATCATTTACATTTAATTAAATATCATTTTTAAAATATTTCATTTGTAATATTTTAAAAATGATTGTGATTTGTGGACTGTTTATTATTTTTTTGAAAAATATTCTAACCAATAATTATATGTTTTATAATCATTTGGTGTTCCCCAGCATAAATAGTAATCTACATCAAATATTTTAATTTTATATCCTTTATTTATTAATGGTTTTATCATATTATCAACATAATATTCACCATTAGTTCTAATATTATCTTTATAAATTAATTCCAATCCTTCTAAAAATATGCTTGCTTTCTTAAATAGCATTGTTCCGATAATAGCGTATTTATTTTGACAATCATTAAAAGGTTTTTTAATAGAAGTTCTTTTAATATAATTATTTTTATCTACATCTAACCAAGCATACATATTAGGATTAAGCTTACTTGTTGGATTATTCGAAAAACTAAAAATTATAGCATCTACAAAGTTGTCTTCAATTAATTCCATATATTTTTTTATATCATAATAAATGCCGTTATCACAAGCCGATATTAAAATAGGTTTATCTAATGGTATGTGGTAGTTTTTAAAAGCCAGTTCACAAGTACAGGCTTGTCCTTCAGTTACATAATCAATACCTAAAACTTGAGTATTATCAAAATATTTTAAAATAGTTTCCTTGATTTTATAATTATTTAAATGTTCGTTTTGACAAATAAATATCTTTTTAGATGTTTGTGGTAAATCTTGAACTGCTTTTATAACCATAGGTAAATCTTCAACATCTAACAGCGGTTTTGGAACTTTATAACCTACATTAAAAAATCTACTACCAGCACCAGCCATAGGTAAAATTAATGTAGTATCATAACTATCGATAAATAATTTATTAAAATTAATATCTCTATTTAAAAAATAATTAGACCATAATAAATATTCTTCTAAATCTTTTGGAGTACCCCATTGTAGCATTTTGTCGATTTTATGAATAAGCACTTTTAGATTATCTCTAACTAATAAATTATAAACCATACTTACATAAAATTCATTATTTGTTGAAATATTTAAATCAACAAGTTCTTGAAAATATTTTTTTAGTATTGATCCGGATTTAAAATAATAAGTTCCATTTGAAGCATATTCTTCCATTTTATTATGCGTAAATGGTTTTTTTTCTTGTATTTCTAATAAATATTTATTTTCTTCTCTACAAAAAGCATAATTATCTGAACCTAACATATGCGGGTGAAAACCTGTGTAACAAGGAATTGCTCCAAAAATATCTTCATTATTTATTTGTTTCTTAAATTCATCATAATTCCAACTAGTTCCATAATCACAATATGACACTATAACTTGTTCTTTATCGTTTATTAATTCTTTTGCTTGTAATACAGCATCAACCGGGCCTCGTCTATTGTTAACACTTACTTCAAAAATATTACAATTAGGAACAAGATTTGTCAAGATATCTCTCATATGTGTTTCTCTTAAATGTAAATCGTTACAAATAAAAGTATATTTAGATTCATTTGGGAAGAGACTTATTATATGTTCTATTATAGGTTTTCCTTCAACTAGGATTAGTGGTTTTGGTTCTGAATAACCAGCGTCAATAAAACGCTTACCAATTCCAGACATTGGTATAATGATGTGCATAATATATATTAAATAATTAATTACTTTTTATATTAAATTTGATAGTCAATTTAATCAATATTTATAAATTTAATTTTTGAATTAATTGTTTTAGCAATAATCTCTTTATTAAAGATACCACCATTTAATAAAATTATAATTTTTTCATTATTTTTATTTATCATATCAGAAAATGAACTTATTTTTAAATTAGTTCCATACATTTTATTACCAATTTTATTTATACTATTATCAAGCATACCATCTAATTTATCATAATTTAAACCAAAAGTAAATAAATATAGTGAATGAATTGATGAAGGCCATATATAAATTTTATTATCTTTTTTATTATTAATTTCATTATTAAATAAATTAATAGTTGTAAATATTTTATTAAAAAAAGTTTCAAGAGAATAATTTATATTTTTATAAATAGTATCAAATTTATTATTATTAACTCTTTTAAAATAAAATAATACAGAATGATTAACATGAAAATCTTTTTCAATTAGTTCAAAACCATAATTTTTAAGTTGATTTATTAAAAATTCATTATCAACATAATAAGTATGTTCTGTATTTAATACATGTAAAACATTATTATTAATATAATATTCTAAATCTGGGAATATCAAAAAAAAGTTTATAATATTTTTATTTAAATATATTTTATCTAAAATTTCTTTTGGATTATAAAAATGTTCAAATACATGAGAAATTATTAATGTATTAGCATCAATTTTAGTATCATCAATTTTCTCATAAAAATCATCATAAATTGTTTTATTATCACGAATTCCTCTAAAAGAAGGTTCAATAATGTTATATTTAACATTTAATTTTTGTAAGATAATATCAGCTAATACACCATAAGAACTTCCAATTTCTAAAATATTTGTAACATTATCTTTATATTTTTCAATTAAATTAGCAGTTTTATTATGAAGATTAATCATAGTAGTTCCAGTGCTATCAGCGTGATTTATTTTATATATTTCTTCTAAATCACCTAAATATTTATTTTGAACTGTTTTACATAAATCACATATACATACATTATATGGTATTTTTATCATTTTATTATTATCATAATCAAGAGGTACTTGATAATGTGCTATAAAATTTTCATTATCTTTATTAAAAAAATGTTTTGATAAAGGTGAACTACAAAAAATACATTTTTCTCTTAAAATATAACTCATATTATATATATTATATATATTATATATTATTTTATTTATATTTATCTTTTAATTAAATAAGCTGTTGGAGTCATCCAATTAGTACTTTTTAATTCATATGGTATATTTTTTTCTTTTAAAAATTTATCTACTCCACAACTTTCACTAAACTTATGATATTCATATTCGTCAAATAATACTACTCCACCAGGAAGAATTCTATCCCATAAATATTTTAATCCATTATAGATAGGTCTATCAAGATCTACATCTATATATAGTAAACTTATTCTAAATCCTGGATTCTCCTCTAAAAATTTAGGTAGTGTTTCTTCAACATCTCCTTTGACTAATATATATTTTTTATGAAGTTCCATATTTTCTAATCGTTTTGTAACATTATTAATAGAAAGTTCTGATTTTTGAATAAACATTATTTATATTATCTTTACATATTTACCATGTTTATTAAAGATTTCATGAGAATTACCTTGAACAATAATATCAAAACCAATAATTTTTTATTTAAATTTAGGACATATATATTGAAAAATGTTGCTACACACAAACCTTTGAAAACTCAAAGTTCAACAATATCTCCAAGTAAATCGGCAGTTTTATTAAAAAATTATATAAATGTGAATAAACATCATCTGATGGCATGTTTTTTTTGAATTATTATTACAAGTTTCTTCTTATTTATTATCTATTACTATATTAATAATGCGTAAATTAATTATTAAAGACTACAGTAATTTTATATATATATATATATATATTAATAAAATATGCTTAAATTAATTATTAAAGATTACAGTAATTTTACAATCCAAAAAAATAAAATAATAGATAATTTAACAATAAAAGAAATTATATATATTATTAAACAAAATCCAGATAAAAAGTATTTTAAAATAATTAATAATCAAGAAATAGAAATTAATAATAGTTTAGTATGTTATACACAATTTATTTGTCATAGAATAAATAAATTAGAAGAACTAAAAAATATAGATGTTAATTATGGTGTTGAATTAGATATAAGAGACAACCATAAAACAGGTAAATTAATTTTAGCTCATGACCCTTTTGTTGATGGTGAAGATTTTGAAAATTATTTATTGAATTATTCACATAATACACTTATCTTAAACATTAAATCTGAAAGAGTTGAATTAGAATGTTTAAAACTTTTAGAAAAATATAATATTAATAACTATTTCTTTTTAGATTCATCGTTCCCAATGATTAATGTATTAAATAAAAAATTTAATAATAATAATATTGCTTCTAGATACTCAGAATATGAATGTTTAGAATTTACTGAAAAAATTAAGGATTTAATTAGTTGGATATGGATTGATTGTTTTACTATTTTACCATTAAACAAAGAAATATATGAAAGAATAAACTTATTAAATAAAAAAATATGTATTGTATCCCCCGAATTACAAGGACAACCTGAAAAAATAGAATTATATAGAAAGCAATTATTTGATAATGATATTATACCTGACGCAATATGTTGTAAAGAATATAATATTTATAAATGGATATAAAGTATAATATTAATATCATATATATAATGAATTGTGCTTTACTCATAGTAGGTCAAGCTCGTTTTTTTTCAAAAGGATATGAAACTATAAAAAAATTTATTTTAGATGAATATAATCCAAATGTTTTTATTCACACCTGGAGATATAAAGATAATAAAACTAAGGCAGCTCCATGGAATAATCTAGGAGATATAATAAAAAAAAGGAACATATAGAAGATTATATTAATTTATATAATCCATTATATTATGAAATTGAAGAAAGTCTTGATAAAGATTCTATTCCATTAAAAAAAACATATGATAGAACTAGTCACCCAGATACAAGATATAATTTTTATTCATACGTATATTCACTAAATAAATGTTATGAATTAACAAAGAAAAGTAATATAAAATATGATTTTTATATTATAATAAGAAGTGATATTTTAATATTTAATTTCCCTAATAAAAATAAAATAGATATAAATAAATTTATTATTTGGAATAGATTACCCGAAAGAACAGATGGTGTTTTAGAAACAATGGTTTGTATTGTTCCTAATATTTATATTGAATCATATTGTAATTTATATAAAAGAATTGATGAATATTATGACAAAGGTTATGTTTTTAATTATGAGGAATTAACTTATACCCATTTTAAAGAAAATATTTTTTTTAAGGATACTATATTATTAGATAAAAAAGATTTTGAATGGGGTTATTTTAGAAATGAAAGAATAGAAAGAATGTAATAGTAATCAATAAGCTTATTATTGTGATGCAGATAGTATATATATTATCAAATAAAGATATGTTTTTGATTAGTAATAACATTGGATTAAGGGAATGTATTAATGATGATTTCATATATTTTTATGATCAAAATTATATAATATTCAAAAAGGTATAAAAATATTATTAAGAGACAATCAAAAATGATGATCAATTATAAGTTTTGCTTTTAATTACTATATCACGGTAATTTTTTATTCTAAATAAGTTATAAATGAAAGAATATAAAAATATAAATTTATAATAAATTATTATATAAAATGATACTAGGTGTTATTTTTGATTTTGATAATACAATATATGATTATGATATTTGTAATAAAAATTCATTATGTAAAGTATTTACATATATTGAAGAAAAACTTTATAAGAAAAAAATAAAAGAAATTTATGAAAAAATTAGTATTGATATAAAACAATCCAATAATTATTGTAATAAGTATAATAAAAATATATATTTTAAAAGGTTATTAGAAAGTCTAAATATACCTCTTGATGAACTAGATAAAATATTAAATTTATATTATGATGAATTTTATGATAATTTACTAACATTTATGTATCCTCATACTGAAGATTTATTAAAAATTTTAAAACAAAATAATATTAAAATAGGTATTTTATCAAATAATAATTTTAAACAGCAGTATGATAAATTAGTTAAGTTAAATATAATTAGTTACATAGATTATATTCAAACGAGTGATGAAAATGGATATGAGAAACCACATATTTCAATGTTTTATTCTATAATTAATAAAATGAAAATTCCTACTGAAAATATTTTAATGATAGGTGATAATTACGAACATGATATAGAACCAGCATTAAAACTCGGATTAATACCTATATTATTTAAAAAAGATCATACGAATTTCAATATAAAAAATAAATTTTTTCAATTTAATAATTATAATGAATTAATTATTTTCCACAAGGAATATACACAAACCCAAAATGAATTAATATATTTAAGTAAATTATTTGGACAGTCTATTATTAATATTCAAGGACAAGGTGGTAATATTTCTATTAAAACACAAAATAATAATTTATTAGTAATAAAATCCTCTGGAACTATTTTAGGTAATATTGATAAAAATTATGGTTTTTGTATTGTAAATAATAATGAATGTTTAAATTTATTAAAAAATAATTCAGTCACTCAACTTTTATCAACTAAAATATTTGGATATAAAGTGCCATCAATGGAAACATATTTTCATTGTTTTATGAAAAAATATACTGTTCATATTCATTTTACATTATCTAATAAATTTTTATGTAGTAAAAAAGTAGATATTTTAAATAGTTTTGAACTAAAACATAAAATTATTGATTATTATCCACCTGGGTTAATTTTAGCACAAAAAATATATGAAGAGTATGATGAAAATATAGATTTATATTTTTTAAAGAATCATGGTTTAATAATAACAAATGATAATTTATCAGAATTAATTAATTTGTATAAAAAAGTATTTGATTATTTTAATAAATTATTAGATAATAAATATATTAATGAAATAACAACATTTAATATTAATGAGCTTTTATATTTAAAGTTTCAAAAATCAATTGTATGTAGAACTTATAATAATACAAATTTAAAATATAATATTAACAAAGATATAAAATATTGTTTTCCAGATCTAGCAGTATATTTTCATAAAATTTATAAGATAGATTGTTTAGAAGATATTAATAATTTTGGTATTATTCCTGATTTAATAATTTATAATAATGAATATATTTTAATAGCTGAAACATTAACTAAATTATATTGTATGATAGAAACCATGGATAAATATGTAGAACTATGCGATGACTATGAAAATTTAATTAGTATTGATAATAATTATATCCAAACTATGGAAGAAGAAAAATATAGAAAAAATAGTAAGTTTAATTAAATTATATAATTATAATACTAATATTATATAGTTTAATTATATGAATATAGTTTTATTTAAAAATTTTAATTATAAAATTATAAAAGATAAAGATAATACAGGAAGAGATATTGGATATAGTGTTATACAAAACTGTGTACTTTTTGGCAGGAACTCCTTCTATCCTAATGTTCTTGTATACGATAATAAAAATTTATATTCACCTTATGATGAAAAAGTAATGTCATTAAATAAAGACTCTTTTTATGATGATAATATTTATAAAATAGAAGATATAAATGTAGAAATAGGAAATAACTATATAGAAAAAAATGAGAATGTTTTTTTTTTCATATATAATTTTGATAATTACTATCATTATTTATATGACACAATACCATATTTATATACATATTTAGAATTAAAAAAAGAAAAACCTGAATTAAAGTTATTAATAAATTATCCAAATAAGTATAAGAGGGAGTTTTATAAATTTAATATTGAATTATTAGAAAAATTTGTAGATAGCAAAGATTGGTTAATACATGATAATAAAAATATTTATAAAAATTTATATATATCTAGTTCATTAACACATGGAGGATTTTCAAATAATCCACCTAGAAAAGAAATATATAGTTTATATCAAAATTTGAAGAATAATATAATAATTAGTAAATCAATGCCTAAATTAGTATATATATCAAGAAGAACTTGGATAAATAATGATAAATCTAATATTGGCACAGATTACACGACAAGAAGAAAAATGATGAATGAGGATTTATTAGTTGAAGAATTAACAAAGTTAGGTTTTATAGAAATATTTGCTGAAAATTTAACAACAGATGATAAAATAAATTTATTTTCAAAAGCACAGTTAATAATCGGAAGTATAGGCGGGGGAATGGCAAATCTTTTATTTTCGTCTAAATTAACAAAATCTATAGTATTAGTAACTCCATATTTTATGGATATTAACTATAGATTTAAATATAGTATGGACGGAAGTGATATAGAATATTTTTATAATGTTGAAACATATAAAGAAGAAAATGAAATACCTTTATATTGCAGAGCAAAAATAATAAAAACAGATTCAGAATATTATAATAACATAGGTGAAATAACTCGATATGAAAATGGGAAATATTGTTTAAATATATCGCAAAATGATGTAGCAGGATTTAATAATAATATAATTTTTAATATTGAAAATTTTTATAAAAATGAATTAGAATTACTAGATAAAGGATTAAATAGTCCATATGTTATTAATATTCAAGATCTAATAATGAGTATATATAAAAAATAATATATAATAATAAATTATAAATATGAGAATATGTTTTATAATATGTGGGCAACCTAGATGTATAGATTTAGTAATAAAAAATATTGAAGAATTATTTATAGAGCATGAAATAGTTTATTATTTATGTTTAACTAATAATTATATAGATTATGAAAATGAGTATATATATAATTTTAACTTAAATGATATTATTAATAATAATAAAATTAAAAAATTATTGATGGTTAATGATTTATATAATTGTGAATTTAGAAATTTTAAAAATTATACACAAAAGATTATAAATATGATAAATATAATTAATACTTTTGAAGATTATGATATATATATAGTAATAAGAAGTGATTTTATATTTAATTCGTTAGAATTTTTAGATTTTATTACATCAGATAATATAATATATATATCTAACAAAAGATATAATCAATACACAAAAGATATAAATAATAAATGTAATGATAATATTATTATATGTAAAAATTATAAAATTTTAAAAAAATTAATTAATTTAGATCTATATCTAAATAATAATAATTACTTAGACATAATTTTATACAATTTTTTTAAAGAAAATAGTATTGATTATGAAGAAGTTAATATTAATTATAAATTGATATTATCAAGATGTAATATAATAGCTATAGCAGGTGATTCTGGTTCAGGAAAAACTACCTTATTAAATGAACTAATCGAATTATTCGATAAAAATAGTTATTTAAAATTGGAAACAGACCGATATCATAAATGGGAAAGAGGAGATAAAAATTATTTACAATTTACTCATTTAAATCCTAAAGCAAATAATTTAGAAAAGATGAATAATGATATTTATAATTTAAAAATTGGAAATGAAATATATAGTGTTGACTACGACCATAATACTGGTAAATTTACGCAAGTAGAAAAGATAGAATCAAAGAAAAATGTGATTTTATGTGGACTACATACAATTTATAATAAAAATGTAAATCAAATAATAGATTTGAAAATATTTATGGATACAGATAGGGAATTGATAAAAAAATGGAAAATAAAAAGAGATGTTGAAGAAAGAGGATATAGTATAGAAAAAGTTTTTAAACAAATTAAACTAAGAGAAAATGATTATAATGAATATATAAAAAATCAAAAAAACTATGCTGATATTATAATAAACTTTTTTGAACAAGAAAATTGTTTAAAATGCAATTTAACAATTAATAATAATATTTTAATAAATAAAATTTTATTTGGGAAAACAAAAGTTGAAAATTATAAAGTTAATAATGAAAATAAAATAATAATAGAAATACATAATGATTTTTATAAAAATATTAAAAATATAATAAAAGAAATAGTATAATTTATATTAATATCCAATTATCAAGTTTAATTGGTTTTAAAAACATTTCATAATGTTGTTTTCTACAATAAACATATATTTTTTTATTACTAAAAAATTTATGTTTGACATCAATCATATATATAAGTACTGCCCATACTGAATCAATTCAATGAAGTTCCACACTTTTTTTCAATTATTGTAATAAAATCAAAAAAAGTATTGGTTATACCATTAAGATTAATATACGGAAAGAATTATCTATTAAATTATTAGTTTTATCATGTATTTCATGATGAAGAATATATGTTTCTCCGTATTTATTAATAAAATTATTATAAATTTTATTTTCTAATAGTAAATCCCTATTAAAATTAAAATAATCAATTCTTACTGAATAAGGTATATTATAAAGTACATAAAAGCTTTCTACAAAATCATATTTATTTCTCTTAAAAATTTCATGAAATTCATCTGTTCTATAAATATCATGAATACTATGGAAGATAAATTTACCTTGATATAAATTATGAACATCGTGTAAATACTTTTTAATATTAATCAAATCAAGCAATTTTTCTTTATTACAATAAATAGCTTTTACATTTTTTAAATTTCTAATATAAAAATTCACAAATTCTTCTGCATCATCTCTTACAATATAATAAATAAATTCATATTTTGAAGAATAATAATTTATAAGTGTCAAACAATTAAATATATCTGTTTATCCTTGATGTGTTAATAAATAATATTCATTGAACATTATACATATAATATATAATCAATATATATTTAATATTCTAACAAAAAGAAGAAAATTTTTAACATAAATATTTATATTTGTTGTAAAAAGATTTTATTCAATATAATTTATGCTGATCATATTTCTTAAAACTTGAAAAAATAATTTATTGGGAACTATTCTATATTAAAATGAATTATTCAAAAAATTACTAGATAATTTATCTATATGAATATATTTACAATATATGTAATGTCCCTTTTTAAAAAGATTTACAGTATAAACGCAATAATGCTATAATCTTATTGAAATTTATATTTATATTTATAAATTAAGAATACATGTTAATAACCTGTACAATGCGATAGTTAATAAATTATATAATCCTAAACTAACTAATTTATTTCAACATGAATTAATAATATAGATTCATACATAAAAATAAACGTTATATTGTTATCTATATAAATGTTGAGAATACGTTATTTGTATTTTTGGAGTGATTTTGACCCTAAAAAATTTAATTTTTTATTCAAAGATTACAATTATGAAATTGTAGATGACGATTCATATAACGTTTTAATGCTCAGTGTTTTTAAAGACTTTTCAAAGTGTATTCCTATAAATAATAATTGTATCAAAATTATGTATATAGGGGAGCCTTATAATGTGTTCGAACAATTTGTAATGAAAACAAATATAATTCCTGATATAATATTGGGATATGAACCTTCGAAAAATAAAATACCTGTAAATATAAGTTTATACTATCCATTATGGTTGTTAGATTATTACGATTTTGTTGTTAATGTTGAAGAATTGGAAAAAAAGAATAAAGAAATATTAGAACTCTATAAAACAAAAAATGACAAGGGGATTCTTATATGTCGACACGATAATAATAATACTAGAATGCCTCTGGTTAATATTATAAATAAGTATTATCATATTGATTTCGGTGGTAGTTTTAAAAAAAATATTGATGTTACTATTCCGCAGCACGAATCAGTATGGATGGAAAAAAAATAGAATTTTTACATAGTTATTTATTTAATATATGTAGTGAGAATATTCAACAAAATAATTATAAAAATATATACTTGATAGCTGAAGATAGGTCAAATCCGGTTATTAATAAACTATTCGAATTATATCCAAAAATTATACCAATTATTGAAAATAGTCAATCAAATCATATTATTATACGTGATTTTACAATATTAATTAATGCTAAAAATTTAGTATTACCTAATGGCAGTTGGGGAGCTATTTTAGGTGCTATGAATAAAAATTTAGTAAATTTATATATATATAATTTTTATTATAATAAAAATGAATTAAATATATCAACAGGGATACGAAATCTTTCTTTAGGATATATTCAAGAAAATACAAATATTTATATATATAATATGAAGAAATATTATGATAATGTATATATTCTTTTTAAAACTGATTTTAGTAAAGCATTATATTACATGATTCATTGTACCTAAATAATATAAAATTAACATAAAACGTTATAAATATCTGAATTTATATCTAAATATAATGTAGTTAAATAAACGTTAGCTATGGGTTTATATTGTTTATTAATTAAAAAATAAATTATTTGATCATCTTGTTTTTTTGTTTTATGATTCCAGTCTTCAACCCATATAAATGTTGGTCTTTTTTTCCAAGAGTAATTTTGTAATATAATGGCATCGAGACCTTCAACATCAATATTTAATAAAAAAATATCTTTTTCAAATAGTTCTACTATTGTATCTAATTTACTTGTTTTAACCTGAAAAACTTGTTTTATAGGAATATTTTGACTTTTTGATATCCAGTCCGCAAAAGTTTTATCTAACGTATTTGAAGAAGCATTTTCATCAAATAAATAGTAATTCATAAGTTGATTATCATTTTCGGTAATAGCTAAGTTTAAAAATATATCTCGTGGTCTATGATTTTTAATCAAATTTTCTATTGATGGATTTGGATCTATAAGAATTCCATTCCATCCTAATTCATAAAGAGCATATGTATTTGAATCATTAATTGGATGAAAACAGCCAATATCTATATAATATTTTGGTTCATTTAATAAATTTTTATTTAATAACCAACCTGCTCGTTTTAATATTCCTATAAATACACTATCTTCACCATGTGATGAATATGATTTAGACATTATATTGTATATAATGTAATATAATTTTATATTAGTATTATGAATTATAAAAATATATTTTTTAAACATTTATTCTATTCCGTTATAGAATAATAATATAAATATCATTTTTATTTTGACATGGATTTCTATAAAATAGTAAACCATATTATCTAATTACCAATTTTTATCCCAATGATGTATTCCATAAATATCATCATCTAATATTAATTCTTTATTTTTTTCAGTATAATATATAGGATACATATTTTTAGTTTTCAAAACATTTGCATTTTCTAAATTAATACATTTACGAAAATAGTATGGTCCCGTAGCTTCATTTACATGCATATTCCAATTAATTGTATTAATATTATTAATACAATTTAGCAGTTCACTATTATTTACGGTTGATGCTATAAATCCAATTGACATATATTTATTAATATGTTCATCTTCATTACATACTACTAAAGACCCATTTATTAAATTGTCTAAATTTTGCAAAATTTCAAAATCAATATCAAGATAAATGCCACCATAACGATAAAGAATCTCATAACGCATAATATCTGCCTTTTGAGCGTAATTAGACGTTTTAACTATAAATTTATAATTCAAAAAATTTTCAGAATTAATATCATTATCTATCCAAAGTTTATATTCATAATTTGGATGTAATTGCTTAATTTTTTGTATAAAATATTTAGATTTTTCAGGAATTTCATTAGGACCAACCCATATTTGATGAATTATTTTTGGAATTATTTTTATGTCACCATAATATATATAATTTTTATTATTACTTTGTAATAAGTTGATATTGTATTTATCATTTATAATATTAAAATTATTCATCGTTTTTAAATCGTAATTTAAATATAAAAATATATAATTTAATTTATAAAAATAGCTTTTTTTAATTATATCTACCAAAGTATTATAATTGCTATTATTTATTATTAAAAGTGTAGAGTAATAATCATTATTAATGATAACTTTCCAGTCGATCTTATCGAAATCAATATCAGTATAAATTATATTTTTAAATTTATTAATATTATCGATTTTATTTATTGAAATTATAGATATGCCTAAATTTAGTTTATTTAAATAATCTAAAATGGGTGGTTCAATATTTATTGTAATTATATATTTCAGATTACTTTTATTTATTACATCATTTAAATTAGATTGTTCTATTTTAAAGTTTTCTATATAATTCATTATATATATAATAACAAAATAAACATATCTTTAATATCAAATACACTACAATATATGTTTATTATCTTAGAAATATTTATAATATAAAAATGTTTTAATTTGTTTAAATATTATAAAATTAATCAATATGATCACTATTGATATGTATGTTATTTTTATTATACTTGCTATTTATTTATCTTTTCCAGAATAATTAAATATTAGGTTTAATTTTACACCTTTGCACATTTAAAACGCCGATTTAACGACTAAAATAAATATTTATGATTTAAAATATTATGGCGAATTTGTATTGTCAAAGAAAGCCTCTAATAGTTTAGGCTCAGAAGTTGT